CTTTGTACTGTCTATGTTATGTCCTATCATAATGATATACACACACACAGACCCCTACACTCAGCAAACAGGTAAGTGGGAGGACTCATACGTCTACACCTACCTCCTACTTCCACTATTACATGCCTTACCTGTATATAAACAGGGATAGGTAAGCCGAAGCCTACCTATTACCCTTCAAACCAAACTCAAGTGTGCGTATGGATTTGAGATAATTACGAATCTCCCCCACACAGTCCCAATCTTCCTCAAGACGACACTTATGCTGCAATAATGCTGCTTTACGTCTAGCTTTCTTGATCACCTGCTTAGTCTGAGAACGGTTACCAATAGCTGCATCTAACTTAGCATCAGTATCATTCCTAAACTCTTCGATCATATCATCTAGCTCTAGCACATCATGTCTTTCTTCAACCACTTCTACTTGTTCACTCATAATCATACTCCTTATCTTATTTATAATTACATACATACTAACTAAAATAACTAAAACTAAAAACAACTAAAAAACGTTAGTGGATAAACCACCGTTAGGGGGTACAACCTTTGAAATGGCCAAGCGAACAAATGCTACAATTTTGAAAGCTTTTCCCTTTTGTGACAGATATCACTTGCTTTCCGATATTTCGTGTTATATATTTACCATATGAATTGGCAGGATATGTACGCGGTAGCCATTGAACGAATCCGGCAACTGAATAAAGAGGTCGACACGCTAGGCACCATACTTCGTGCATATCTGCCTGTATTAGAAAAGGATAAAGATGAAAAGAGATGAATGGTTTCAGTTAGCAAGATGGTTCAATCTCGTAGTAGGACTATACAATATATACTATTATGTCTATTTTGGCAACTGGGCTTTACTAGCCCTGGGTGGGGTCAATATAGCAGTATGGGTATTCACCAGGAAGACAAAGGCGAAATCTTACTCTTCCTTATAAATGTAGTAATACACAAGGTTGGAAAAAAGCTTGACAAAGGGTATAAATGTCCCCTATATTGTGGGGTAGATCACAAACATATATTATGGGAGTATGATGAAATCAAAGAAAGTGACATACCGGCAGTTAATGGAATATATCACGGTATTAGAGACACAGTTAAAGAACAATCAACAGGCAGTATACGACCTATCGCAGGTATTAACTGATTACGTAGAGTTTAGGGGTAAATCTAAGGGTTTAAACCGGTTTATGCAGCAAAAGCATTTAGGATCGCGTGCTGGGATTCCGACTAAGTGGTCGGTATTTTGTAAGTTCTGTAAAGACAGCTACTTAAAGCTGAAAATAAAACTTGACTTTTAAATATAAACCTAGTAGATTACTACTAGTTACTACGCTTAAGATAAGGAGGTTAACATGAAAGTTTACCATATAACAGTTGTATATGATAAGAAGGAAGCAAGATGGATATACAAATGTGAGACGGAGATGGTTGTTCAGGGAGACTTAGATGAAGCTGTAACCGAGCGTGGATATGTGGATCTAGCGGAGTATTTTGATGAGGAAGGGTTAGAGCTTATTGAAGGCTGCTATATTATGGGAGAAGCATAACAAAACGCTTCGCGTTTTACTTGGGGGGATATGAGAGAATACAAAGTTAATGGACTCGCCCATCGTGTATACGATGAGGATGACGAGCTACCTCAGGGCCTGGTAGTCCAGCAGAACTGGAGAAAGGCACAAATCGGAGATTGGGTTAAGGCGGATGATAACTGCATGATTCAAATCTTACGAAAGGGTGAAATGCTTACTCGGAACAAGGTCAGGGAGTACGTCGGTACATGTACGGGAACTTTCCCGATTATACAAGGCGTCTTAATGGACACGAGTAGGCGAGATCACATCTACTCATTTGGCGGTAAGAAACCCCAAGAAACTCTCTTGGATCGGACCACAAATAGTAAGCATGAAACCCTCTTTGTTCAATATCTGGCTAGTGGTATGTCATTAAGAGATTCTTATTTAAAGGCATTTCCTACAAATCAACCAGGATATGCTACGGAACGGGCTGCACAGCTCATGAAATTGGAGAGGATAACCAAGCAAGTGAAAGAAGAATTAAAACCAGTATTAGAGGAGCTAGGAATAGATGATAGGAGTGTTCTTAAGGACATTAAAGATGTTCCCAGACAGCTGAAAAAGAAGACGTGCGCCTACGGGCGCTTTTTAAGTTAAGTGACATTTTGGATCTAGAAGACAAAACCTCTACAAAAGTGACCCAGGTCACAGGAGCGTTATTTCAAGGATTTACACCAGAGAAGCTGGAAGAAGTAGAAAGACCACAATTATTACAAGGAGATACAGATGGCAGATTGGAGCAACAAGACGATAAGACAGCCACAGACCGAGACGGCTAGAAGGAACTTTATGAGCGAAAAGGAAGTAGCAGGTGTAGATAAAGCTATGAAAGCTATGACTAAGGGTGATAGCAATGGTATGATGTATACTGAAAGCTATTATAATACGGATGCTAATGACAAAGAGCGTAAAGGATATGATAAGGAAGCTCATAAAATAATGTATTCAATGTATGCTAAGGATAAGTCTGAGGGAAAATTTGAGGAACTCAGCTTCGATCAATACATGAATGTTGTAAATAATGCATGGTTTGATGAAGTGTCTATGCATCCAAAGGACAGTGATCCTGATTTTTATAGCCAGGCGGGAACATTGCTATCTGACACATATGGTGGTGACGTGGATCAATTTAAACTAAGTGCTAAGAATCATCTAAGTGAAAAAAAGGATAGAAGCAATGTCTCTATTAAAGCACCTCAGGCAGAACAGTTTTAACCTTTGGCTAATATTAATACAAGAAATGTTTCTAAGGCGGAAGAAGATCTCAAGATGGCAGAGAAGGATATAATAGCTTTTGGCAAATTATTTCTTCCTGATGACTTCATGCGATCTGAAACTCCTTTCTTTCATTACCAGGTAGCAGACGCCTTAAATGATATGGAGCAACGACAGCTTGCAGTTATCTTGCCTAGGGGCCATGGTAAAACTGTTCTTACCAAGTGTTCTATAAT